CCTGAGCGTGACCTACACGGAGGCTGGTGCTGGCGGCGGTGACGGCGGCAGCCACCTTCTCTACAGGCGCCGGAGGCGATGATGGCTGGCAACATCGACGACCCGGAACAGGTGAAGCAGGCTGAGGATCGCGAGAAGTCCGCCGAGCGTATTGAGGCCGAAGACTTTCGACGCCTCCTGGAGACCGACTTCGGGAGGCGCTACATCTGGAGACTCATGGAAAAGTGCGGGACGTTCGGGGAAAGCATGAATCCGAACCATCCGAACGCTGAGCAGACCGCATGGATGGAGGGGCGCAGGAAGATCGGTGTTGACACGTTCAAAGCAGTATGCAACACTTTGCCCGAGGCATTCGTAGAGATGATGAAAGAAGCGAAACGCAAGAAAGGGGGCAAGTAGCACATGCCAGATCCCGCCGCCGAGGCCGCAGCGAAAGCAGAAGCGGACGCCGCATCCGTAGCGAAAGCAGCCGCAGACGCCGCAGCCGCAAAGACGGCAGCCGATCAGAAGGCCGCAGCCGACAAGGCCGTGGCCGACAAAGCCGCAGGGGACAAGGCCGTGGCCGATCAGGCCGCTGCCCAGGCCGCTGCGAAAGCCGAGGCGGAGAAGAAGGGGGTTATCTCCCTAAAACTCCCCGAGGGCTCGCTTCTGGATCCCGCCCTGGTGGAGAAGACCGCTGCCTATGCAAAGGAGCGGGGACTCTCCCAAGAACAGGCGCAGGGACTCCTGGAACGCGAGAGCGAGGCCGCAACGGCTCATCAGGACAGGCTCCTGGCGAACCACAAGGCCATGACGGCGAAGTGGATCGAGGATGTGAAGGCGGATAAGGAGATCGGAGGGGCTGCATTCGTGCAATCCACGGAGGATGCGCGAAGAGCCTTGACCCGCTTCGGGTCTGAAGCCTTCCGGAAGATCCTGGACGATACCGGGTATGGCAACCACCCGGAGATCGTTCGCGTGTTCGCCGCAGTTGGTCGGGCCATGAAGGACGACAAGCTGGTGCCCGGCAACGCGGGAGCGGGCGGGTCTAAGAAGTCGCCCGCAGAGGTTATGTATCCATCACACTTCAAAAAGTAAGGAGACCGACCAATGGCAACAGTTGGATCAACCACCCTGACCTTGCTGGATTGGGCCAAGCGAATCGGCCCGGACGGCAAGATCGGAACCATCGTCGAGATGCTTTCTCAGACGAACGAGATGCTGATGGATATGATGTGGGCCGAAGGCAACCTCCCCACCGGCCATCGCACCACGGCGCGTCTGGCCCTTCCATCCGTCGCCTGGCGCTTGCTGGGTAGCGGGACCACCCCGTCCAAGAGCCGCACCGCACAGATGAACGAGCAGTGCGGAATGCTGGAAGCCTGGAGCGAGGTCGATTGCGATCTGGCGAAGATGAACGGCGACCTGGCGGCCTTCAGACTGTCCGAGGCGCAGGCGTTCATCGAGGCGATGAACCAGGAGATGTCTCAGACCGTGATCTACGGGAACGGCGGAACCGCCCCCGAGGAGTTCACGGGGCTGGCCGTTCGCTACAGCGATTCGACCGCTGCGAACGGGAAGAACGTGGTCAAGGCTGGCGGGTCCGGGAGCGACAACTCCTCGATCTGGCTGGTTGTGTGGGGCGATCAGACCATCCACGGGATCTTCCCCAAGGAGTCCCAGGCCGGGCTGACCCACGACGACTACGGCGAGCAGACCGTTCAGCTTTCCACCTCGCTGGGTGGCAGCAGGATGCGCGCCTACCAGGAGCGCTTCCAGTGGAAGGCGGGCATCGCGCTGCGCGACTGGCGCTACGTTGTCCGGATCTGCAACATCGACATCAGCGCGCTGGTGTCGCAGACGAGCGATGCGGACCTGAACTTCTTCATGACCAAGGCCATGTGGCGCATCCCGAACATCCGCCTTGGACGGCCCGCGTTCTATGTGAACCGGACCTGCGGAGAGTTCCTGGACATCCAGGGACGGAATGACACCAAGACCGGGGGCGGGATCACGAAGGAAACCATCGACGGGTATCCTCGCATGTCCTTCCGGGGGGTTCCGATCCGGACGGTGGATTCCCTGCTGGAGACCGAGGAAACCGTTTCCTAGTCCACACCAATACAAAGGAGAAAAGAAATGATTCTTGATTCACAGAACCAATTCTCCGACGCCCAGGCGGTCACCGCCGACGCCGTCGGCACCAACGTCATTGACTTGACGAAGGCGGAAGTTCTCGCGGCGGGCGAGCCCATGTGCGTGTTGTTCACCGTGGACGTTGCGGCGGACCAGACAACCGGGGATGAGGACTACACCTTTGATGTGGAGGTCGCTACGGATGCGGCTCAGACCACGGGGCGCCAGTTGATCGGGCGCAGGGTGTTCGAGTCCGGGACGCCCGTGGCTCCGGCCCAGGATGCGGACCTCCTGGTGGCGGGGTTCCAGTTCATCATCCCGCTGCCGAACCTTACGGCGGGCGAGACCGAGAGGTATCTCGGGGTTCGCTACGATGTCGCCGGGACGACCCCGACGATCACCGTGACGGCCTTCCTCCAGCCGATGAGCATGGTCCAGGCGAACCGAGTCTTTGCTGACGCCGTGACCATCAGCTAGCAGTTCCGAGACATAGGGGAGGGGGCATGACTTTGTGCCCCCTCCCCGCACTGAGAGGGGGTTGCATGTGAAGGTCCGCGCGATGGGAGACAAAGATCTTGTCGTTGGCTACTACAACCATCTTCGCCGTCACGGGGGCGATGTTTTCCGCTTGAGTCCTCTCAACACGCATGAGAAGGTTCCAGCGAAGGACAAGGACGGCAAGCCGATCATGGATAAGGGCAAGCCGAAGATGGTGGATCGCATCCTGACGCCACGCGAGCAGTTCTCATCGAAGTGGATGGAAGAGGTCGAGGAGACCGCCCGCGAGACGAAGCCGCAGCACTTCAACAAGGTGGGTCGCGGGGACGCCAGGCGCGAACACCAGAAAGCCCTGGAGGAGCAGTTGCAGGAAGAGAACGCCGAACCTGGTGACGAGGTCGGGCATGTGAGCGACGGGGAGGTTCTGTAGTGCCCGTTCACAAGTCCGGCGGCGGCTACAAGTTTGGAAGCCATGGCAAGATCTACCGCGGCAAGGGCGCCAAGGCAAAGGCAGCCAGGCAGGGGCGAGCAATTCAAGCAAGCAAGAGACTTTCAAAAAAACGATAGCAGGAGAATAGAAACATGTGTCCTCACAAATCAGGCGATTACGGGACCGATTCTTCCGGGAGGAAGATAAAAACTTCTGCCAAACACGCAAGAGGCTTCAAAGGAACATCAGGAAAGGGCAATAGGAACAATAATCTTGGGAGTCATGCAAGAGCCGTTAAGAAGATTATGAAAGGGTAGAGATGTCCAGCAAGACGGCTATCGGAAACCTTGCCATGAGGCATCTTGGTGCCTCATCTGTAATAGCTAATCTCGACACAGAGAACAGCCCCGAGGCTTCCGCCATCCGATCGTTCTACGAACTCGCCAGGGATTCAACCCTGCGAGCCTTCCCCTGGCCCTTCGCCAACCAGCGTCAACCTCTTGGGCTTGTGGAGGAGGACCCAAACACGGACTGGCTCTTCTCCTACCGCTACCCTGCGGACTGCTTGAAGATCATCAGGATCCCGAGCGGCATCAGGCAGGAGACGGAAGGGAACCTGATCGGCCTTGGCTTCAGCAGCGTGAATCCTCCGAACGTTTTCAGGCAGGATGTCATCGGAAGCCGCGTAAAATACAAGGTGGCATCCGACTCTGCCGGACAACTCATCTACACGGACAAGGAAGACGCCGAATTGGAGTTCACGTCGAACGCAATCTCCGAGGAGAAATATCCTCCTGACTTTGTGCTCGCGCTCTCTCTTCGGATTGCCGCCTACATCGCTCCGACCATCACGGCTGGAGACCCGTTCAAGCTCGGTCCGAGGGCCTTGCAGATGTTCTTCCTGGAGATTGCGAGGGCGCAGGAGTCCGGCGCGAGCGAAGACCAACCAGACACCAACCTGCCGTCATCCTTCGAGACTGCGCGGCTGTAGTCCATGGGCACCCTGATACAGAGGGCCTTCCCTGGCGGGGAGATTAGCCCATCGCTTCATGCCAGGGTGGACATGGTTAAGCATGCGACCGGGCTTCGGACATGCCGCAATACGCTCATCGGTCGCCAGGGGCCAGCCATCAATCGCCCAGGCACAAGGTTCGTCGGGGAAGTGAAGGACTCATCGAAGACCGTCCGCCTAATCCCGTTCGTGTTCAATTCGTCGCAGACGTATGCCCTTGAGCTTGGCGATCTGTACATGCGCATCCATAAGAACGGCGCACCGATCCTGCTCCCGACGCAGGACATCTCCGGAATCACGAATGCGAACCCTGCTGTCCTGACCTATGTTGGCGCGGACAATTACGCGAACGGTGACGAGGTCCTGATTGCCGGCGTCGTCGGTGCGATGGGGCAGTTCGTGAACGGCAGGACGTTCAAGGTCGTGAATGTGAACGTCGGGGCAAAAACGTTCGAGCTTGACTACATGGACGGGACGGATGTGGACTCCACCGCCTTCGGGGCCTACGGATCTGCCGGGACGATTGCCGAGATTTACACCATCGTCTCCCCGTTTGCTGTCGCGGACCTTCCGACCCTGAACTACGTCCAGTCCGCAGATGTGGTGACGTTCGTGCATCCGCTCTATGCGCCACAGGAACTCAAACGCACAGCCGAGACGAGTTGGGCATTCTCGACGGTCACGTTCGCCCCGGCACAGGAGGCGCCAACGGGGGTGGCAAGTGACGCTCCTGGAGCAGGGTTTGACTACGCAGTTACGGCCATAAACGCGGAGACCAGGGAGGAGAGCCTCCAGTCCTCCACGGCCTCCTCGACAACGCAGACATCGAAAATCTCATGGACCCTTGCGGCAGGGGCGACGGAATACAACATCTACAAGAGTCTGAACGGGGTCTTCGGATTCATCGGGGTCGCGAACGGGACATCGTTCACGGACACCACAATACCTCCGGACACATCTGACACCCCGCCTACGGCCCGCAATCCGTTTGAAACGGACTTCCCTGCAAGCGTCTCCTACCTGCAACAGCGCCTTGCGTTTGCCAATACGCCGCTATTTCCGGCGCAGGGATGGCTCTCGCGCACAGCGTTCTTCAAGAACTTCACCAAGAGCGAGCCGACACAGGACGACGATGCTATTGAGTTCAGGATGGTCGGCAAGCAGGTGAACGCCATCAAGCATATGCTCGAACTTGGCGGAAGAATCATCGTGTTGACGACCGCAGGCGAATGGCTTCTGGAGGGAGATGTCTCTGGTATTCTGAGGCCAGCGGACATCAATCCAAAGCAGCAGACGTATAACGGGTCCGGCGATCTTCCTCCAATCGTTATCAACGGAAACGCGCTGTATCAGCAGGCACGTGGGACGAAGGTTCGGGATCTCGGCTTCGACTACACGGTTGACGGCTACAAGGGGAACGACCTTACCATTTTCGCCGTCCATCTCTTCGAGGGCTTCACACTGTCGGACTGGACCTACCAGCAGGAGCCGAACTCGATCCTGTGGGTTGTCCGAAGCGACGGAACGCTCCTGGGCCTCACCTACGTCCGGGAGCATGAGTTGTGGGCATGGCATCGGCACGACTTCGATGGGGGCACAGTGGAGAACGTTGTCGCCATCCCGGAGGGGGCCGAGGATGCCCTATACCTTGTTGTGAAGCGCACGGTCGACAGCAAGGTTGTGCGCTACGTCGAGCGCATGGCAACCCGCCGCGTCTCAGACATCGTGGACTACATCGGCATGGACTCCGCGCTCACGTATGACGGGCGGAATACCGGCGCGGAGACGATGACCCTGACTGGCGGGACGGCATGGGTCTACACCGAGGCGCTAACGCTGACCAGAAGCGTCGGGGGATTCGCTGCTGCCGATGTCGGGGACGAGATTGTCCTGACCGGAACTGATGGCCCGCTTCGCTGTCGAATCATCGCCTTCACCAGCACAACCGTCGTCACCGTGAACCCGCACAAGACCGTTCCTGTTTCCATGCGCGGGGTTGCGACGACAGACTGGACCTTTGCGCGTGACACTGTTGGTGGGCTATGGCACCTGGAAGGGAAGAACTTGAGCGTGCTTGGAGACGGCTTCGTGGTGGCAAGCCCCTATCATACCGGGGTAGTCATACGCACGGTTGCGAACGGGCAGGTCACGCTAGACAAGCCCTACGGCGTCATCCACGCGGGCCTGCCGTTCATCTCGGACGTGGAGACGCTGGATGTCGATGTGGTGAACGGCGAAACGATGATCGACAAGAAGAAGCTCATCACAAAGGTTACGCTGTTCCTTGAGAAGTCGAGGGGCATCTTTGCTGGGCGGGATTCGACCCACCTGACAGAGTTGAAAATGCGTTCCACGGAATCGTATGATGATCCGACGGCGTTGAGGACCGGGCATGCGGACGTGATTATCGAGGCGAACTGGAACTCGAACGGGCGCGTGTTCATCCGGCAGTTGGACCCGCTGCCGATGTCGATTCTGGCGATTGCTCCGGCAGGGCTGATCCCGATTGCCACGGGGAGGTGAGGGTAAGATGGCGACAGCACAGAGGCAATTGGTGGCTACCAGCCAACCCTCCGCAAGCCCTGGGTTCAACGCCAACGCGGCGAACGCCTGGCTGGCCGGAGCAGGGGCCATTTCCGCCATTGCCGGGGCCGTTGGGCAGCGTGCCACACAAAAGGCCAAGACGTTCTACGAGCGCACAGCCCTGGAGATGAACCGGCGTCTTGCCGAGTTGCAGGCTGCGGACGCCATCCGGCGAGGGGAGAGGGAGGCGCAACTTACGAGACTGAGGGTTCGCGGCGTGATAGGCTCTCAACGGGCCACGCTTGGCGCCCAAGGGCTCGATATCGGCACCGGGTCCGCCCTTGCCGTCCAGGAGGATGCCAAGGCCGCAGGGGCGCTGGATGCCTTGACTATCCGCAACAACGCCTGGCGGGAGGCCCTGGGCTACAGGTTGCAGGCCGTGAGTTTCGGCGGGCAGTCCGAGTTCGCCAAGTTCGCAAGCGAGACCGCCCAGAGGCAGACGCTCACGACCGGGGGCCTTAAGTTCGCCAAGGGCCTTGGAGAATCGGCCCTCTTCTTCAGGAAAGCGAAACAGGACGCAGAAGGATAGTCATGCCACAGGTTCCACGTCTCGGCATCCCACAGGTTCAGGAGCAACCCCTACCCGGCTTCCGGCAGCCTACCCAAGCCCCAGAAGAGGCATTTGGCGGGGGTCGTGGGGCGGAAGAGGTCCAGGGGGCCTTGAGCGAGATCCAGCGCTTCGCAAGGGCAATAGCGGCAGATGAGGGTGAGAAGGCCGACCGGATGGCGAACGCCAGCACTAGGACCAAGCTGAAGCTCCTGAAGCAGGACCTTCTGGATAATCCTAAGACCGGGGCCAGGACCACAAAGCGGCTTGCCGATGCTGCCGGAATCCCGGAGGAATACGGGCCGAAGTGGAAGAAGGGAACCGAGGACATCCTTGCCGGACTTGCAACCGAAACCCAGCGCGAGTTTTTCCGCCTTGCCGCCGCCGATGAGGAGGCGGACCTGAACGGG